CAAATTGACGCCCCGGCAATCTCGGTTTGTGGATGAGTACATGGTTGATCTTAATGGCACTCAGGCTGCGATAAGGGCAGGGTATAGTAAAAAAACCGCAGATTCTCAATCTGCCCGCCTGTTAGTAAATGTCAAGGTTCAAGGCACTATTCAGGGGCGCATGAACCGTCGCTCAGATCGCACAGAAATTACATCTGACTTTATTCTTAACGGTATCAGAAAGAATATTGAGCGATGCGAGCAAGCGTCCCCAGTACTGGACCGAGAAGGCAATCCGGTTATGACAGCCAACGAAGATGGAGAGCTTGCTGCGGCTTACAAATATGACGCCACCAACGTGTTCAAAGGGTACGAGCTGCTAGGAAGGCACTTGAAGCTGTTTACAGACAAGCACGAGCACACCGGCCCGAATGGCGGACCCATACAAACCATTACTAAGAACATGACCCCACAGGAAGCCGCTGCTGCTTATGCCGACACCCTCAACAGCAATAAGGCATAGCTGGCCGCCTAATTACACCGATGTCTTTGCTGAGCGGCAGAAGCGACTCCTAAGCATTAGGTCAAAGCCCGTACTGCTTTACGGGGCAAAGGAATATTACCGCACCCGCCCGGTGGAATTTATTGAGCACTGGGTTACAACGTATGACCCGCGAAACAGCGGCGGTGATGTTCCGGCAAAGATGCCCTTCATATTGTTCCCCAGGCAACAGCAACTTGTTTACTTTTTGCTGGCATGTATGGACGGCAAAGAACATGGGCTGATCGAAAAGTGCCGGGACATGGGAGCGTCATGGGTGTGCTGCGGTGTGTCGGTTTGGCTATGGATGTTTTACCCAGGCGCAGCGGTTGGCTGGGGTTCGCGCAAAGAACAGCTTGTTGACCGCATTGGCGACCCAGATTCTATTTTCGAGAAGATGCGCCTTATCATTATGGGCCTTCCGTCTGAGTTGTGGCCAATCGGGTTATCGCCAAAAGAGCATATGACGTACATGCGGTTCGTCAATCCAGAGAACGGCTCCACGATTACCGGTGAGGCTGGCGACAACATTGGCCGGGGCGGGCGTAAGCTGATCTATTTCAAAGACGAAGCGGCTCACTTTGAGCGCCCGGAAAAGATCGAAGCAGCGCTGGCCGATAACACCAATGTGCAGATTGACATATCAAGTGTCAACGGCCTCGGTAACGTGTTTCATCGCAGGCGTGAGTCAGGCGTCGAATGGAAAAGCGGAGCCGCACACAAGGGCGTCACAAACGTCTTTATAATGGACTGGCGAGATCACCCGGCAAAAGATCAGGCGTGGTACGACGCCAGGCGTAAGAAGGCAGAAGCGGACGGCTTGCTGCACGTCTTTGCTCAGGAAGTTGATCGCAACTACGCCGCATCCGTTGAGGGCGTTATAATCCCGGCAGAATGGGTGGCCGCTGCAATTGATGCGCATATTAAATTGGGAATTGATGACTCGGGTGGCTATTGCGCTGCACTGGACGTTGCAGACGGTGGCGGCGATAAAAACGCCTACGCAGGCCGCAAGGGAATCACTCTGCGGCATCTTGCTGAATGGGGCGAGCGTGACACAGGATTGACAGCACGTAGAGCTATAGGGCACGCCAGTAACTGTGGAAGCATTGAAGTGCATTACGACTGCATTGGCGTGGGGTCAGGCGTTAAGGCAGAAACCAACCGGCTAAACGATGAGGGCTTAATGCCGTCAGGTATTCGGTTTGTGCCATGGGATGCCGGGGCAGCAGTGCAGAACCCCAATCAAAACGTCGAGCCACACGATAAAGACACGCCAATCAACAAAGACTTTTACACTAACCTGAAAGCACAAGGCTGGTGGCAACTTCGTAGGCGCTTTGAAAAGACTTACAGGGCTGTCAATGAGGGCGTGAGATTTGACCACGACGAACTGATCAGCCTGCCTTCTGATCTGCCATTATTGCGGACTTTGCAGAAAGAGCTTTCACAGCCAACAGCATCAAAGGGTGCACGGATGAAACTTATTGTTGATAAGTCACCATCTGGAACGAAATCACCTAATGTTGCGGACGCTGTAATGATGTGCTATTGGCCGGTGCAGTCCGCCGGTTACGATATGATGTCCGTTTACTCCTGACCGGTCTTATTACCACAGAAAATTCAGTTACAAGACACAAAAGAAAACAGATGGTATACTTGCGGAAATAGGAATTGGAAAAGTCACAGATGTTAAGGGGCTATAAAATGCTGGCGGTCTATTCATGAGCAACTGGTTCTCCGATGTATCACGCGGCCTAGTTAACGCGATGTCCAACTTGGGCAGCGAGAAAGACAAAGGCGCTCAGGGCAACTGGTATTTCACGCCATTAGATCAGCAGCAAGCCGAGAACGCATATCGATCTAACTGGATGTCCAGAAAAGCCATAGACATTCCTGCGCTTGATATGATGCGCGAGGGCTGGGCTTGGCAGTGTAGCAAAGAAGAAATTGCACTAATTAAAGCCGAAGAAAAAAGGCTACAGGTTTACAGCCGAGTATTCAAAGCCATAAAGCAAGCACGTTTGTTGGGCGGTGCCGGGATCATTATCAGCGACGGCAAAGACAACAACGATCAGCCCTTGGTGCTGAGCAGCATAAAAAAGGGCGGCGTGCAATTTATAAGAGTAATGGACCGATACCAGTTATCAAGCGGCCTGCTAGACTTTGACCCCATGAGCCCTACTTACATGGAGCCTATTTATTACGATCTGATCGGCGCTGCTGGCGGCACTATTCGCATTCATCCGTCGCGTGTTGTTCGGTTCCTGGGCAACGAACTGCCGGTTGATTCGCAGATTCTTTACGACCGATGGGCAGACAGCATTCTTGATTCTATCGAGATTGCAATTCGTGACGCCACCGCAGGCCAGCAGGGCATCGCGGCTTTGGTTCAAGAGGCCAAAGTTGACGTTTATCAGATTGACGGCTTCATGGAAGGGATGAAAAGTGAGGTCTATAAACGGGCGGTTGTGGAACGGTTCAGCCTAGTGCAGAGCATGAAATCAACTGTTAATGCGCTGGTTTTGGACAAGAACGACACTTACCAGCAGAAGTCAGTCAATTTTGCACAGCTCCCAGAAGTACAGCGCTTGCAGCTACAGATTGTATCCGGTGCCGCTGACATCCCTGCAACCCGGTTTCTTGGTCAATCACCTGAGGGTATGAACTCGACGGGTGATGGTGATCTAAGGAATTACTACGACAGGATCAGCGCAGAGCAAGAGCTGCATTTACGCGAGCCACTAGAAAAACTTATGGACGCGGTTGTACGTTCGGCGTTAGGTGATAGGACAAGCGACTGTCAATTTCGCTTTCGCCCTCTGTATCAAATGAGCGAGAAAGACAAAGCCGACATATTCAAGACAAAGGCAGACGCGGCAAGGGTTCTTGCAGGTGGCGGCGATGACTTGCCGTTGGTTCCGGTGGAGGCGCTATCCGACAGCCTAATTAACTCATTTATTGAAGCAGGCGACTTGCCGGGGCTTGAGGCGGCAATGCAAGAACTAGAGGGCGGCGAAGATGAGTAGAGCAAAAGGAGGCTTGCAATGCAGTTTGTAGACAAAGTTTCGATTGACGAAAGCACAGTCAAGCGCACAGTCGACGGCTACTTGGTTGCATCGTCTCGGGTCAGTCGCGCCGGCAATGTCCAACTGTATACCGGCGATGAGATGAAACAGCCGGGAATGGAGTTTGTTCGAGTGTTCCGGCCAGAGTCCGAAGTGTTCTCCACTGACTCAATGGCCAGCATCGCGCATAAGCCGATGACGAACAATCATCCCGCGGCAAGCGTTACCGCTGACACTTGGAAGCTAGATTCCATAGGCCAGATGGGTGATGAGGTTACACGCGACGGTGAATATATCCGCGTGCCGCTGATTATGATGGACGGCACCGCAATCAAAGATTACGAAGGCGGCAAGCGCGAACTCTCCCTTGGCTACACTGCCGACGTTGAGATGGTGAGCGGCCTCACAGACAGCGGCGAAGCATACGACGCGATACAGCGAAACATACGAGTTAATCACGTTGCACTTGTCGATCAGGGCAGGGCAAATCAGGAATTACGCATCGGGGACGGTGCGCAAGCATGGGGCTTTGTCCCACTTAACCACGACCAGAAAATTAAAGGATCAGCCATGACTATGTTAACAGTGGTTCTGGGCGACAAGGCGGTGCAAGTTGCCGCTACCGACGCCCCGGCGATTGAAGCGTTTAAAGTAAAAATGGCCGACGCCGAGGCCAAGTTAATCAGCGACCGTTATGATATGAAGATGGAAATGGACGCGATGATGGGTCGGATGCAGGCTGAGATCGACGACTTGAAAGACAAAATGATGAATGAAGACGAAGTAGATAAGCGGGTAATGGATCGCGCTGAGCTGATCGGCAAGGCAAAGTTGATTGCAAAAGACCTGGCTATTGCTGGCCTAAGCGATGCAGATATTCGCAAAGCTACCGTTGTGGCCAAGCTGGGTGATTCAGCAGTCAAGGATAAATCAGCGGCGTACATCGACGCACGCTTTGACATCTTAGCAGAAGACTCAGCAACCACCACTGACCCGCTGCGCAACATTGGCCAAGTCCAATCTAACGACGGCGCAGGTAGTTGGAGCGATTCCACTTTTGCCTCTGCTGGCATCAAAATGAAGAAGGGAGCGTAAAGAATGGCAACTCTACAGAAACGCCAAGCAACAGCGTCGTTTATTGTCAGCGAGTCTAACGGCTTCCGATCACGCGATGACGTAACCGTGACCGTTCCCGCAGACACCACCCTATCTGCCGGCACTGTCTTAGGCAAGATTACCGCCACTGGAAAGTTTGTGCGTCACGATGTCGCGGCAACTAACGGATCGCAGAACGAGGCGGGCGTACTATTTGAAACCATCGTGAACACCACTGCCTCGGGCGTTGATTATGCAAGCGTTAACTTTGCACGCGATGCCGAGCTTAACGGTCACGAACTGACCTATGAGGTTGGTGCAGACTCCGCCCAAATCATCGCATCCGACCTTGCCCTAAAGGCACTCGGCATCATCGTTCGTCGATAAAGGAAAAAATCATGGCTTCAATGAACGTTTTCAATAACAGTGCTTTTTCGATGACATCTTTGACAGGTGTCAGTAACAAAATGGATTTCAAACCTCAACTTCTAGGCGAGCTTGGCCTATTTGAGCCTATGCCCGTACGCACCCGGACCATTTTTGTGGACCGCCGCGACGGCGTGCTAACCCTTATTCCTACAAGCCCGGTTGGCGCTTCAACTTCTGAGTTGAAAGAAGACGACCGCGATGCGGTTCCCTTGAAAACGGTCCGGCTTGCAAAAGGTTTCACGCTCTACGCTGAAGAAATCCAGAACATCCGTGCCTTTGGTTCCGAGACTGAGCTGGAGCAAGTTCAGGCAGAGTTCTTGCGCCGGTTCGCTCGCGTCCGTAATGACGTTGAACTGACTCAAGAATATCACCGCTTGGGCGCGCTGCAAGGCAAGCTGTTGGACGCTGATGGCTCAAGCGTTATCTACAACTATTTTGACCAATTCGGCGAGGCAGAAACCACAGCTATTAACTTTTTGCTGACCACTGCAGGCACTGATGTGCGCGAAATTTGTAACGGCGTCGTCCGTGCGATGGCTCGCTCTGCTAAGGGTGCTTTTACTACAGCAACAACCGTGCACGCGCTTGTCGGTGACACGTTCTACGACTTGCTGATTAAGCACCCGAAAGTGCGTGATACCTTCCTTGGCTATGCCGCTGCGGGTGACCTTCGCCAGGGTAATGCTTTTCAAGCCTTCACATTCGGCGGCATCACCTTCCACAACTATCGTGGCACTGACGACAACTCGGCTGTTGCGATTGCTGACACGGAAGCCAAGTTTTTTCCAATCGATGCAGAAGGTGTTTTCAAGCACGCAATGGCCCCGGCTGAGTTTGGTCCGTTTGTAAACACTCCTGGCGTGGACACCTACGGCCTCAACATTCCAGATCGTGAGCGTCAAGCGTTTACCCGTGGCGAAATCTACAGCTACCCGCTTTTCCTGTGCTGTGCTCCTCGTGTGTTGCGTCGTGGCGTGTCTAACGCTTAAACTGAATGAATAGGCGGGGCTACGGCCTCGCTTTTTTAGGAGCGTCACAATGTCAGCGTACCAGGTTAAAAATAACTCATCACGTGACAAGGCCATACGAGTCTTCGGTGGAACGCAAACCGTAAGAGCCGGGGCTTCTGTCATTCTTGAAAACGCCTTGCAATTAAGCGAAGCGCAGATCAAAGATTTCGCCGATATGGGTGTAATAATTACCGTGCCAATCATTCCAAAACCTGCCAAGAATCAATCCAAATTTAACAAGGGGTAACGTATGCCCGGCTACGGCACAGATATCGGCTTTGCAGACTACATTGAAGCCAACGGCCTAGAGATACCCGC